AGTTCTATAAAAATAATATGGAAGGCTCTCAACAACAAGCAAGAATTGATACTGAAACTGCTCAAGCACAATCCGAACAAGAGTTAAGAAAAGAATGGGGTAGAGATTTTGATTCTAAAGTTGGTAAAGCTGGAGCATTAGCAAAAGCAAATATGAATCCAGAAGTATTAGATTTACAATTACAAGATGGAACTAGAGTTGGTGATCATCCAGAAATTATAAAAGGCTTTGCAAAGATTGCAGCTATGCTTTCTGAAGATAAAATACTTGGTACTGAAAGTGAAGCGGCTGGTAATGTTACTGATATTCAATCTGAAATAACAACACTTACTAATGATACTACTGGACCTTATTGGAATCATAAGCATCCTAACCATGATAAAGCTGTACAACAAGTGTATACTTTAAGAGAAATGTTACAATCAGAGAAATCATAACTTGCTAATAGTTTTAAAATACTGTAACGAATAATTAGAAAGAAAATTCGCAAGAACCTTTCTTGGCAATAGGGAATAGACCTATAGTCTAAAAGACTTTAAATCCAAGAATTGCCTATCATTATTGATGGAGAACTATTCTGTTTTTTATAACAATAATAATAACAATAATGAAATAGGAGACAAATATGTCATCACAAATAACAACAGCGTTTGTAGAACAATATTCTGCGAACATACAAATGTTATCTCAACAAATGGGATCACTTTTAAAAGACACAGTTAGAAATGAATCTGTAGTTGGAAAAGATGCTTACTTTGACCAAATTGGTAAAGTAACAGCAATTCTAAAAACTACTAGACATTCTGACACACCACAAATCGATACACCACATAGTAGAAGAAGAGTTAGCTTAGCTGATTATGAATTTGCTGATCTTATTGATCAACAAGACAAAATTAGACTATTGATAGACCCAACTTCATCTTACGCAAAAGCCGCTGCATATGCAATGGGAAGAGCTACAGATGATGTTATTATCGCAGCAGCACTTGGAACAGCTAATACTGGCGTATCAGGTGGAACAGCAGTATCTTTTCCTGCAGGAAATATCGTTGCAGTATCAGTTGGTGCAGTTGATAGTTCTACTACTATGAACATTGCTAAATTAGCAGCAGCAAAACAATTACTAGATGCAGGTGATGTTGATCCTTCAATCAAAAGACATATCATTGTATCTCCAAAAGAGATTGCTGATTTGTTAAACAATACTACTGTTACTTCAAGTGACTTTAATACTGTTAAAGCATTAGTACATGGTGAAATTGATAGTTTCATGGGATTCCAATTCCACGTTTCTAACAGACTTACTGCTAATGGTTCTGGTGATACACAATGTATAGCCTTTGCTGAAGATGGTATTTTACTTGCAACTGGTAAAGATGTAACTGCTAAGATAGACGAAAGAGCAGATAAATCTTACGCTACACAAGTGTACTACTGTCAAACAATAGGTGCAACTAGAATGGAAGAAGCGAAAGTTATTTCAATTTTAGCACAATAATAGCTTAATATAAAAAGGAGAAATAATTATGGCTAATTCAATACAATACGCAAAAACAGTTAGTACGCCTTCGGTAAAGTTGGACACTAACGAACTAACAGGAAGAGTAAGAGTAGCTTTTGCTGAATACGAAGCAAGTGCAGAACAATCAACAGTTACCATGTTTACTATACCTAATGGTGCTAGATTGTTATCTGGTGCTGTTTCGCATGATGCACTAGCAGCATCTACTACACTATCAGTAGGCTACGCAGCTTATGTTGATGCGGCAGGTGACGCGGTAGCAGTTGATGTTGACGGATATAAAGCAGCAGCAGCTTCTACAGCAGCAACAAGTTCTGATGCTTTAGTTACTATGGCTCTAGGCAGAAACGCAGTAGTTGATGCTAACGAAGATGGTTTACCAGTTACAGTTACATTGGCAGGTGCTAATGGTACTGGTACTATTCAGTTACAAATGTTTTACGTTTTAGATTAATACAAATTCTTAGGGGGTCTAAGCGAGAGTTGAAACCCCCTAGAGTGCATGAAGCAGATTAAGGATTTAAAACCTGTACTACATTTTAAAAAAGACAATCATGTATATAGGTACGTTTTAGTAGATAGATTCCAGCATGATTCTAAATTTCATTATGGATTTGATATTAAAGAGGAAAAGACAAAAGAAGAAATTTTTGCGTTAGAAAAAGATAGACAAATCAGACGTAAGTATATTATAAGGAAGTAATATGGCATCAGTAGTAGGAATATGTAATGGAGCATTAAATCAACTAGGAGCTTCGACTATACTTTCATTAAACGAAGATTCAAAAAACGCTAGACTTTGCAATGCTAGATATTCAGAAATAAGAGACGCAGTATTTAGATCACACGTTTGGGGTTGTTTACAGGTAAGAATAGAACTTTCATCATCAGTTACAGCACCTGCTTGGGGTTATACTTATAAATATGATCTACCTGGTGATTGTATTAGATTACTTAGAATATTAGATTACGATTCAAATTACAAAGTAGAAGGTAGAAGTATTTTAACTAATAATTCTACTATGAAAATTTTATATATTTCAAGAGTTATTGATCCTAATCAATATGATGAATTATTAAGAGAAACTTTATCAGCAGCATTAGGTGCAGATATTGCTTATGCAATAACATCTAACAATACTACTTCACAAAATATGATTACATCATATCAAGAAAAATTAAGAGACGCTAGATTTGTAGATTCCACAGAAGGATATAATGTAAACCCTGAAAATGGAATGTCGGATGTAATGTCTGCAGACACATTTATTAACTCAAGGTATTAAAAATGGCTAGAGTAGCTGCACAACTTACCAATTTCACAGCAGGTGAATTATCGCCACGTTTAGATGGTAGAAATGATTTAGCAAAATATTCTGCTGGTTGTTCAATAGTAGAAAATATGGTTATCTATCCACATGGAGCTGCTGCACGTAGACCAGGAACACAATATGTTGCTTCAGTAAAAACAGCAGCTAACTCTACAAGATTAATTCCTTTTGAATTTAACACTGAACAAACTTACATATTAGAATTTGGTGATCAATATATAAGATTTTATAGAGACAATGGTCAAATATTATCTGGTGGAACTCCTTATGAAATATCTTCACCTTATTTAACAGCAGAATTATTTGATATTAAATTTGCACAATCTGCTGACGTTATGTATATCACACATCCTAATCATCAAACTAGAAAGTTATCAAGAACAGGTCATACTGCATGGACATTAGATGCTGTATCTTTTACTAATGGACCATTTTCAGATACCAATACAAGTACAACAACTTTTACACCGGCAGCAACCACAGGAACGGGAGTAAATATTACTGCTTCTGCAATAGCCGAAGTTAATGGAGGTTCTGGATTTTTAACAACTGATGTTGGTAGACAATTAAGAATAGGAGAAGGTTACGCAGATATAACAGCTTATACAAGCACAACAGTTGTTGTGGTAACTATTACTACAGCTTTTTCTAGTACAAGTGCTTCAACTGATTGGTCTTTAGGAGCATTTTCTACAACAACAGGTTTTCCAGCAACAGTATCTTTCTTTGAACAAAGATTAGTTTTTGCAGGTACAATTAGTAATCCTCAAACAGTTTATTTTTCTAAGTCTGGAGATTATGAAAACATGGATGCAAACATTGGCGGAACTGTAGCTGATGATGATGCTATTATTTATACTATTGCTTCCAACCAAGTAAACTCAATTCGTTTTTTAACTTCAGCAAGAACTTTAATTGTTGGTACTGCAGGTGGTGAATTTGTTGTATCAGGTGGTGGTGATAACAATGCTGTTACTCCAACAAACATTATGATTAAAAAACAATCTAATCATGGTGCAGCAAATGTAGATGCAATATCAGTTGGTAATGCAACACTGTTTTTACAAAGAGCAAAAAGAAAAATTAGAGAACTAGCTTATAACTTTGATGTAGATGGTTATATTGCTCCAGATTTAACCATACTTGCCGAACACATTACCGAAGGTAATATTGTTGAAATGGCATATCAAGAAGAACCTTTAGCAATCATATGGTGTGTTAGAGGTGATGGTCAATTAATTGCCTTAACTTATCAAAGAGAACAAGAAGTAGTTGCTTGGCACAGACATATTATTGGTGGTGCATTTGGAACTGGTGCTGCAGTAGTGGAAAGTGTTGCGGTAATTCCAACTGAAGATAGTGAGTATGAATTATATATGGTTGTTAAAAGAACAATCAATGGTTCAACAGCAAGATATATAGAATACTTACATACATTTAATTTTACTCAAACAGACAATACAACATTTAATTTTTTAGATTCTCAATTATCTTTAAGTAAATCAGCAACAACTTTAACTGCTGGTATTGATGCTAGTGTAACTACTGTTCCGGTTGCGTCTGTTACTGGAATGAGTGCTTCTGGTAAAATAAAAATAGGTGGAGAAATTATTGCTTACGCTGCAATATCATCTCTTAATTTAACAGGTTGTACTAGAGGTTCGGATATAACTACAGCAACAGCACATTTATCTGGAGCAGTTACAAAAGAAGTGGTAAAAATTATATCTGGCTTAGATCACTTAGAAGGTCAAACAGTTTCAATACTTGCTGATGGTTCTACTCATCCTACAAAAGTTGTGGCAAGTAATCAAATAACTTTAGATAGATTTGCAACAGATGTTAAGGTTGGGTTACAATATACATCATTATTAAAAACAATGAGAATAGATGCCGGTTCTCAAGATGGTACTTCTCAAGGAAAAACTAAAAGAATATTTGAGGTTACTGCCAGACTATTTGAAACAGTTGGTTTAGAAGTTGGACCAGATTTAGATAACATGGAACGAGTACCTTTTAGAACTTCTGCTAATCCTATGGATCAAGGTATTCCACCATTCACAGGAGATAAACAAGTAGAATTTAGAGGAAACTATGATACAGATGGATTTATGATAGTAAGACAAACACAACCCTTACCTTTTACTCTTTTATCGTTATACCCAAGATTAATAACTAATGATGGATAATAAATTGAATGTAATACCTTACACAAAAGAACATGGACAATTTATTTTATCTTGTCAAATGAATCATAAAATTTTAGAAGCAGATAAAGATTATATAAACTGTGAAGGAGATGCTAAAAATTTAGAACAAGATAATTTAGCTTTTACAGGTATGGTTAATAATAAACCAATATTTGCAGCAGGTATGAAAATAGTTTGGGGTAACGTAGCTGAAGCGTGGCTTATTGCTACTGATGAAATGTGGGAACATCCCATAGGTATTGCCAAAGCAATTAAAAAAGATTTTGCTAGAAATGCAAAAGAACATAATATAAAAAGAGTTCAAACTGCAATTAGAAAAGACTTTAAAGAGGGAATCAAATTTGCTGAATGGTTAGGAATGGAAAGAGAAGGCTTAATGAGAAATTGGGGTTTTGACGGATCAGATCAATATATGTATGCGAGGATTATATAATGGGAGCGCCATCATTATTTACAGGAGCAATGGGTATAGCTCAAATTTCTGCTCAAGGTAAAATTGGTAAAATTAATCAATCAATCGAAGAAAGAAATGCACAAGTTTTAGAAGGTCAATCAGCACAATTAGAATCTAAAAAAGAATTTGACATAGCTCAATTTCAAAAAGATTTCAGACAAATGGAAGGTCAAACTACAGTTGCTCTTGCAAAATCTGGAGTAGAACTTGGAACTGGTAGTGCTTACAATATCAAATTATCAAATGCTTATGAGGCAAAATTACAAGAAAATTTAATTACTTACAATTCTAAGGTTGCTCAAAGTAATAAAATGGAAGAAGCTAACTTTGCAAGAATTAGAGGTACAATGGCAAGAAACAATGCTAGACTAGCACAGATTGGAACAATAGCTAATACAGGTTCACTTTTATATAAGATGAAAAATACATAATGCCAAAAATACCTACATTTAAAGCTAAAGGATCAATAGAACAATTACAAGGTACTACATCTAATATTCAGATGGGTTTAAATAATAACTTAGCAAGTGCTTTATCACCTATAACAGAAGCTGTTGTTGATTTTAAAATAAAAGAAAATGAATTAGAAAATAGAACAGATGCTCTTAAATTAAAAAATGATTATATTTTTGAATCTGATAAAATTACAGATCATATTAATCAAGACCCTTTTCTTTCTACAAATAAAAATGCTGCAAATAAATATTTAAAAGATAACACAACTTTATTAATGGATAAATTTGCTGCACAAGCATCAAATCCAAATTCAGCACGAATGTTTAAAAATAGTGCATTAAATGATGTGTCAAATCAAATTGTTAGTTTGGATAATGATATATCAAATAATATTTTAGTTAAAGCAGATACAACTTATAACCAATCAAGAATAGATATAACCACAAGAGCTTACACAAAAGGTGGAGTTTATAGAGATAATTTAACAACAGATTTACAAGATTTAATTATTAATTCTTATAGCTCTAGGATAACTTCTCCAGAATTACAAAAAATGTTAGCTGATGTTCCTGGTCAAGTTCAAATGTTTGATGGATTTGAAATGGCACAAAAAACTCCTAGAAAATTATTTTATTTTTTAAAAGATGAAAAAAATTTTCCAAATATAACTTTAGAACAAAGACAAAAATTAACAGAAAAAGCATCAGTAGTTATAAGAGAACAGTTAAATACAGAATGGGAAAATTACATGGCAACAATTGATACTGGTTTTCCAGAACCTTATTTTGATATGAAACTTGCACAACAAGTTTTTGGTGAAGAGGTTGGTCAAAAAATGCTACAAGAAGAAAGTGTAAGAAGAGATGCCTCAAAAAACACATCACTTCTTTTAACTTCACCTCAAAAATATGTAAGTGAAGTTCTTGGAGATATTATAAAAACACAATATGAAACTTTTGGTGTAACACAAGCTAAAAAAAATGAAAATTATTACAGAGGTATAGCAGAAAAAAGAAATACTAATTTAGTTTTAGACCCAGTGGAATATTTACGTACAACTAACAAGGATATTGATAATTTATTTACAGAAATACAACTTAATACTAATGCGGAAAGTAGATCAAAAAGTCAAATAGAATTAGCCAGAGTATTAATTGAAGAACAAACTAGAATTGGTGTTCCATTATCAAAACAAAAAGTTATGTCTAATAATAGAAAAGCAGATTTTGTAAGTCAATATAAAGAATTGGGTTTTGAAAAAAACTCAAAAGCAAGACAAGCTATGTTACAAAGTTTAAATTTTGAATTTGGAGTTTTTGCAGATCAAGCATTAACACAACTAATGTCTGGTAATAAAACAGATGCTAATGGTGTACCTGGTATAGGTGGTTTACCTAAAGGTACAAAGGTTGGTCTTGTTCTTGGAACTGAACAAACAATTAATGAATTTATGGGTTTTGATAATCCAGAAGAAATACAAGTATTAAAAAATCATTTAGCAAAACAAGATGATAAAGATATAAGTTTACTAAAAATTCAAATAGCAATAGAAAATGAAACTGCTTACAAAGATATTTATAATATAAATAGACAAAATGTTCCTTTTGATACAAGTGAAACAATGACAGAAATGAATGAAATAACAGAGGTGTTATCTTTATACGCTGCAAAATTAATGTTTAGCAATCCTGGTATGAGTGTATCTGCAGCTTCTAAACAAGCATCATTATTATTTTCTAATAATTATCAAGTTGAAGATACTTATTTTTTACCTAGAAAAGTTGATGGTAGAAACATAAATCAAAAAGAAATGGATGCTCATGTAACAAAACTAGATGTAATTAAATATAATTATTTAACACCATTTAAACCTGTTGCTTTCAAATCAAATAAAGAAGATGTGTCATTTAAAGAATTAACAGCAAAAATGAATTATAATTTAATAAATAATGGAGAATTTAGAAATTCTGCAGATGGAAAAGGTTCAGTTTATGGAATTGTTCTTTCTAATAATTCTTTTGCTATAATTTACAATGAGGAAGGAAAAGAATTATTTGTTAAACATGGTGATAATAGTTACACTTTACCTGGTGGTTCTGGTATTGAAATTGATATAAACCTTCCTAGTGAACAAGAAAAAAATCAATACAGAGGATATTATGGTTATGTTAAAAAAATGAATGAAGAACCTAGTAACCTAGATAGTGAAGGAAATTTAATAGGAGGAAAAAGAGAAAACTTAAATAACAATCAAATGCAAAATGCTTTAGAAAAAGCAGGAGCATCAACTACACAACTGCCAAACCCACTTTCAGTAATAGGAGAAACAATGATAGGTCAAGTAGAATCATCTGAAATAAATTTAAATTCTGCAAAAAGAATTATATTAGATAAAGTTGGTGGTGATATATATAATGAAAAATCACAAAATAATTTACAAAAATTTACAGCTGCAGTTTTTGATGTTGAGAGTAATAGTGGAGATAAAGATTTTTTATTAAATAAATCTTCAGCTACTGGATTTTTTCAATTTAAAACTAAAGATAATTTAGATAAAAAAACTGAAAAAGTTAAATTAGATGAAAATGGTATACCTTTAAAATCTTCATTTGAAACAGCATTATCAAGATTAGAAACTCAATATAATGAAGCAAATACAACTATTCCAAATTGGGTTAAAAAAGCAAAAGAAACTACAAATCCTACAAAATTTATTCTTGAAGAATTAACTTTTGAACAACAAGAAGAATTATTTTTAATGAATATTTATGGACAAACAGGATCTAATGCCTTGATTAAAGCAATGTTAGATGGTGATATGAATAAAGCAATGGAGTTATATGCAAAATTTCATCATACTAAATTAAATGTTGTAAATGACAAACAGGTAAAACTAAAATTTAAAAAAGCATATAAAAAATAAATAATATGGCACAATTTGGTTTTGGATTAAATGTAAATGAAACAGCACAAGAAACTGGTTATGATCAGTATAAAACTTCTCTTAAAGAATCATTAGGTGCGGTAGCTAGAGATAACTGGGAACTTAACCCATTTAAAGCTATTTCTAAAAATTTTCAATTATATGAGGCTAAAAGTATGTCTCAAGAAGGAGAAAGATCACCAAGAAATCAAACTATATTTCGTGTTAATAGAGAAAAATTAAACAAAGAATATTCAAGTTTAGGTTTATATTTTGAACAAGATGAATATCAATCAGTTGTTGATATTATGGTTAGTAATAAAATAGAAGAAAATGAAAGAAAAAGCATTATGTCTCGTGGACCACAAGGTTCTTTTAATCCTTTAACTGGTGGCTTTTATGTTGGTGCTGCAAAATTAGCAGTTGGTATTGGTACAAGTTTTCTTGATCCTATAAATATTGGAATGTCTTTTATTCCTGTTTTTGGACAAATTAGATTTGCACAAGTAGCTGCAAGAACTGGTTTAAAAACTGCTAGAGCAGTTAGAGGTGCAGTAGAAGGTGCAGTTGGTGCAACAATTTTAGAACCATTAATTTATAGTACAGCTCAAAAAATACAAGCTGATTATGATTTAGTAGATAGTTTTATGAACATTGGATTTGGTACAATTATTGGTACTGGACTTCATGTAGGTGCAGGTGCATTAAAAGATATGGGTACTGCTCAAAAATTTGAAGCACAAATTATAAAAAATAAAGAAAATTTAGAAATAAGTAAAGGTGTAGAACAACAAGAGCAAATTTTAAAAAATGTAGATGATTTTATTGTAGATTCTAAAAAAGATTCTTTTGCAGTTTATTCTAAAAATACAGATTTAGTAAAAGAATTTTCTGGAATACCTGCATCAAAAATAAATAAATTTATTATACAAACAGAATATGTAAAAAGTTTAAATGCCATGCAAATTAATGATGTAAGAATTTCTGAAAATTATAGAAATACTGGAGTAGGTAAGGCACTTTATAAAATAGCAATTAAAAATTCTTTTGATAAAAATTTAGATTTTGTTTCTGATAATTCAATATCTGAATCAGCATTAAGGGTTTATAAAAGTTTAGAAAAAGAAGGCTACACAGTTATATATAATAAAGATGTAACAACATCAAAAAGAGATGTTGGTTTAGATTCAAAAAGGGGAGATCAAATTTTATCTAATGATAAAAAATCACCAGTTGTTACTATTAAAAAACCAATTTCTAAAGGAGTTCCAGAGTTAAATTTATATAATCAATACTATCCTGTTAATGGAGAGTTTATGATGAAGTTAGAAAAAACCGATCCAAGAACTAGAGAGTTATTATTAGCAAAAGCAATAGGAGATATGTCATCAGAAAATCCTGTTAATGTTAGAAGTATATTAGATGCAGATGCAACTCTTAGAGAGGGTACAGCTAATCCAGCTACAGGAGAAATTAAAAGTACACCTAAAAATATTTTTAATGATGCAGATATAAATCCAGTTAATAAAAATATTGATAATCTAACTGATGCTGAAACAGATGTTATAATGAATCGTGAATCTCAAGATTTACTTGATTTAAGAAATAGACAAACTGAACGAGGTTTAATTTTAAAAACAGATTATGGAAATGAAGGTATGCCAGATGTTTTAGCAAAAACAAAAGAAGCTCTTGATGATCTTAATGCAAATTCAAAACAAACTGAAGAAATAGTATCAGACTTTATTAACTGTGAAAATGGAAATACATAATTATGGCTAAAAGTAGTTGCATAGCAAGAGTAGAAAGTTTATTAAAAAAATCTTCTATTAAAACTATACAAAAAGAAGAAATAATAAATGCTATTAAAACAGCAATGGCAGAAAAAAAACTTTCTTCTATTAAAGAAGTAGATGTAGATACAATAGCAAAAGATGTTACTGCACAAATGAAGGCTCAAAAACAAAAAAACAGAATCAATGCTATAAAAGATGAAATATTAATAAGAAAAGCTCAAGAAAAAGTATTAACTACTTTTGCTAATAATGAATTTGAAGGATTGGCTTCAATATTAGTAGGATCAAATGATCAACTAACTGGAGCAAGAGATTCTGTTTCTGTTGCACAAAATTCTGCAATAGCAAATTTATTTACTGAAGCAAATAAAGGATTTAAAGATGCGGGTGTATTTACTTTTTTTAAAGATATGGATGAAAAAACTCAAAGAAGAGTTAATAGAACTATAGCGGAACTTGCTGCTGAACAAACCTTAACAGAACAAAGAGCAGGAATAAAACCTAGAGTAACAGAAACAATCCCAGAAATTATAGAAGTTGCAAAAGTTATGCATGAATTTTCTGAAAAATTAAGAAAAACTTTAAATTCTAAAGGAGCAAATATTCCTAAAATGTGGGGGTGGGTTGTAAAACATACTAACGATATGTTTGAAGTACGATCTGCTGCTAATAGATTAGGTTTAAAATTAGATGACATTGCAGTTAATCCAGATTTAAAGGGAACAGATATAAATTATAATAAAAATTTTACTGCTTGGAAAAACTTTGCCATGCAAGGATTAGATGGGGATAGAACATTTGCTACTACTGATAATATAGATTTATATATGCTTAATATTTATAACACTTTAGTTGGAAATAAAATTCAAATGTCTGATGCCGCAAGTAATATTTATGGATCAAAAGATATTGCAAAAAGTGCTGGTTCTCAAAGAGTATTACATTATAAAACTGCAGATGATTGGTTTAATTATCATTTAAAATTTGGAACTGGAACATTACAAGAATCTTTTTATTCTGGAATAATGACAGCTGGAAGAAATATTGGAATGTTAGATAAATTAGGAACTAAACCTATAGATAATTTTGAAAAAATTAGATTAGGTGTTCAACAAGTTTTGGCAGAATCAGGAAGAAATACAGGAAAAATAAAAAGTGCTGAACCATTTAAAAAATGGATGAATGAAATAGATGGTTCTGCTCATACACCTGATAATTTTACTTTAGCTAAAGTAGGAGCAATAGGTAGGGGTATTGGAAATGTATCAAAATTAGGTGGTGCTGGTATTTCAGCTACTGCTGATTTAGCTATTTATGGATCAGAAATGAATCATCAAGGTGATGTATTTTTAGGTAATATGGCTGATGCAATGGCTGCTCTTGCACAAATTAGACAAACACCGGAGTTTAAAGAAATAGGTGAAGGATTAGGATTTATGGTTGATGGTGTAATAACTGATATGTCTAGTAGAAGTCAAGTAGGAGATAATTTAACTAGAGACATGGCAAAAGTTCAAAGAACATTTTTTCAATTAAATCTTTTAACTTGGTGGACCAATACTTTAAAAGAAAATGTAATGTTGGGTATGGCAAACTATTATGCTAAACAAAAAAATTTAAAATTAAATGAATTAAATAAACCCTTACAAAATTTATTTAATGTTTATAATATAGATGCTGTAAAATGGGATGTTATTAGAACTCAAGCAATGGTTAAAGCAAGTAATGGAAAAGAATTTATTAATATTTCTCAATTAGAAAATATTTCTGATCTTGATATGGAAAGAATTTTAAGAAGAAGTGATTTAAGTAAAGTAGAATTACAACAAGCAAAAACTAATTTTAAATATTCAGTATCTGGAATGTTAATAGATAGATCAATCCATGCTGTTATTCAACCAGACGCTAGAGTAAAAGGAGTAATGACACAGGGATTATTAAAAGGAACTGGAATGGGAGAAGCTATTGCTTTTTTAGGTCAATTTAAAGGTTTTCCAATGGCTCTTGTTAATATGGTTGTAGGAAGAGATATGGGTTTTGTAAAAGCTGGACCAAATCAAGATATAGGAAGAGGTATAAGGGGAATGGCAGCTACATTTGTAACTCTTGTTTTAATGGGTTATGTTGCTATGTCATTAAAAGATTTATTAAGAGGTAAAAAATTAAGAGACCCAAGATTAAAATCAACTTGGTTTGCAGCAGCTGCACAAGGTGGTGGATTAGGTATTTATGGTGATGTGTTATTTAGAGAACAAAGAGATTCTGGTAGCATTGTTTCTGGTTTAGTTGGACCAGGTGCTACAACTATAGCTGATGTTTTGTTGGCTATAAATTATGGTATTCGTGGTGAAGGTGGTGCAGCAGGACAAGCAGCATATAGAGCAGTAAGTCAAAATATACCTTTTGCAAATTTATTTTATATAAAGGCTGGTTTTGATTATATGATAGGTTATCAAATGATGGAAACTATGTCTCCAGGTGTATTAAAAAGAGTAGAAAAAAGAATGAAAAAAGAATATAACCAAGAATATTTGTTTACAAAACCATCTTTAACTAATAAAGGTTTTTAAGTTATGACAGTCTCAACAACAATTATTAAGAATTTTCACAATGGTAATGCAAGTACTACCGTCTTTGCTTATCAATTTAGAATTTTATTAGATTCCGATCTTGTAGTTATTATTAGAACTAATGCAACAGGTGCAGAAACAACTAAAACAATATCAACACACTATACAGTAACAGGTGCAGGAGACGCATCTGGTGGTAGTATTACATTTACCGGTGGTAATATTCCAGCAACTGGTGAAACTGTTGTAATCAGAAGAAATGTCCCACAAACTCAAGCAATAGATTATATTGCTAATGATCCATTCCCTGCGGAGACACATGAAGAGGGTTTGGATAGAGGAACTATGGTTGCGCAACAAGTTTCTGAAGATTCTGATAGATCAATAAAATTATCAAGAACAAACACAATGACTTCTACAGAATTTACTGTAGGTGCAACTGCTAGAGCAAATAAAATTTTAGCCTTTGATGCTTCTGGAGAAATTTCAGTAACACAAGAACTTGGAACTTATCAAGGAACTTCTGCTACTACTACAACATCAGCTTTTTCTATTAGAGATATGATTAAATCTACAACTGCTGGTCAATTAAATAATGTTTATATTTGTATAGCAGATAGTGTTATTGGAGATTTATTAACTGATACCGATCATTTTGAATTATTAGTAGATGCTT